GCTCAGTGGGCTAAATGCCAACTAGTCAAGGCCGAAACCTCTTTCATCGGCCCAGGGCCGCGCTCCGGCAGCGCTAACCCCTCCACTGATCGTCCCCCTGTGCTAAGCACCCCGCGACAAGGAGTCGAAGTTTCACCTCACGTCGGAATCCAGGAATAGTCCTGATGACGACGAACTTCACTACTAGGCCCCCCTAAACCCAGAACGCGATGCCTGGCAATTACAAAGGTTGACCGTTCGCCTAAACGTCGCCTGGCACAGAACCCGGACCACGCTTTGGATCCGTCCGACTCCTTAGGACGAACCAGAGACGGTGGGAAACCGCCCAACTCTTCACTCCTGAGCCAGCGAAGCAAAGGCCTGGCGCCATTGCTCCAACATCAGGAGCCCACAGCTCTCTTCTTCGGTGTCACAATCTTCTGGAAGAAAGAACACCTCCCCTTTGACACGGAGGGTACAACCGTGTCCCGCCCAGCTTCGGTAGCTAAGGCGAGACCATAACTGTCTGCGACAGTAATGGTATGTCCGACGTATGGCACCTGGAGTGGGTTGCCATACGTCTCTCTTACAAAACTTCCCTCTCCCGTGCTCCCAGAGGAAGCTCCGCAAGGCCTCGGCCTCCACGGGAGTCGGTCCCCTACCGCGGACACAACGCAGCCGAGGGTCAAGGGTGTTCGGCCTAGACGGTAGTCTAGTAAAGAACCGCTTGACACGCATCGCCCTCTCTCTCTTAAAAGAGGGATAGGTGTTAAAACCTAGCTGCGAGGGAAGAAACCCCCACCTCCTACCTATGCGTGAACGCACAAAGGCGTCCACCCAACAGGGTCTAGATGACACGGCCGAGGCCATGTGCATCATCCCTTCATAGGTAGAAGGAGCTCCACCTCTCCGCAAGTGGTCCACCAAAACCCACTTGCATCCCCTCCTGAGGAACACCGTGGAGTTAATCTCCGCAACGTTCGACGCCCGAATCGTCTTAGTATCGTTCAGCCGGAACCCCGGGGGGTACTCCTGAGCAGATACTTCTCGTTCCGCGGAGATGATGCAATCATCCCCATTAACGAGAAAACGGGCTCCTTCGTCAAATCGGGCCGCCCAACGGGCAGCACAGTAAGACTGAAGGCAGAGGAGGGGAAAAGAGAGGTAGGCACCCATCATCTGACCGTGCCGGACTGCCCGACGTCCCTCGGGGCCCCCTACAAGGGGGGCCAAGGAAGCCTTCGCCAACGCGCGAAGGGACCGAGGTATCTTCTCAGATGAGAAGAAAGCGACGTCGAGAAGTGTCTCTGCTACAGAGTGGTAGAGACCGTCAGTTGCCGCTACCAGATCCACGGAGGTCTGGAAGGCGTTGACGCAGGTCAGAGTTACCCTTTCTACGGTCGGAGGACCGCAAAGAAGCCAGTCGAGCTCCCGCAGGCGGGAGTAAAGACATTTATGCAGGGGCCCGAGAAGTTCCACTGTCTCGTCAAAAATGACCAGTGGCCTACACTTCCCCGCGGACATAACTTCTTTGTACCTCGCCCCGAGCACAGGTGGTAAATCTGTCTCCAAGGTGGTCGAGGTATAGAACTCATCCCGACGGCCTGCCCAAAGCAGGTCTGCACGAGAACGTTTCGGCTCTCGGCTGGTGGAATTAGGAAGATGACTCCTGACGAAGGAGTAATAATCCCGGTCCCAACCAGGTCGGAAGATCTGAGCAGCAATTCGCCGGACGAATGCGAGATACTCAGAGGGTAAGGGTGGGGGTTGAGAGAACGCGTTCTTTTCCCACGAAGGACGCGCTGACGGAGTGTGGCGTACGCAGCCCGATGGCAGGTTGCGCTTAATACTGGCGACGCTGAGAGCAAGCTCCCAGCGCTCGTGACGCCGCAGTCTCTGTAACCGACAGAGACCGGTATCCCCTCGATCATCAACGGCAGGCCGTTGACGACGAGGGAAGAGGACAGTGGCCCGCTCCTTGCCCTGTCCTAAAAGAAAACCATGGTAACGTCCGAGTTGAGATGGCTCAAGGTCCGGAAGCTCAGAATATGGCAAGCCATATCTAGCCCGAAGCACCAAGAGTCCATTACGGATCGTCTCCTTAGTGATACGCTCGCTGGCCGAGCAAGTGTAGCACCGTTTAACCCCTGAACCGCTGGCGGAATTATCAGGGGGGGCCCTCGCGTTAACGCACGGGGGCGGAGCGGCTACGTACTTGGGAGCCAAGAGCGACCAGGGCGTACGAGAAGACTGAGCGAAAGAGCAGCAGTCTTCCTGAGAG